AGAACAATCGAATCAAGTTCCTTACATGATTCAAAAATTACAAGTTCCAAGAAGATTTGTAACAAGATTCAAATCAGATAACTCATTACAAATTGAATTCGGTTCAGGAATTAATTCTCAAGCAGATTCCGCAATCATTCCAAATCCAAATAACGTAAGTATAGGTAACTCTAACGGTCTTACTTTATTGAATACTGCTTACGATCCTACAAACTTCGTAACTACACAAACCTACGGATTGGCTCCACAAAATGTAACCTTAACAGTGCAGTATTTAGTGGGAGGAGGAGCAGCTTCAAATGCGATGTCGAATCAATTAACAATTCCTATCGCGACAAGCGTAAGTAATTTAGCAAACAAATTAACGTATCAAAATACTATAGCTACCAATAATGCTAATCCGGCAGTTGGTGGTGGCGATGGAGATACAGTAGAACAATTAAGATTGAATATTTCGGCTGAATATCCAAGTCAATTAAGAGCGGTTACTCAAGAGGATTATTTGGCTAGAACTCTAAGTATGCCTTCTAAATTTGGAAAAGTTAGTAAAGCGTATGTAACAAAAGACGACGCTACTTTTAAAAACTACATGGCATCAGATATAGCAGAAAGAGACTCTATGCTAATCAGCATGTATATTTTGGGTCTTGATAGCAACAATAACTTAGCAGTTCCATCCGCAGCTTTAATGCAAAACGTACAGAATTGGTTGAGCGAATACAGAATGTTGACAGACGCTGTTAATATTAAGAGCGCTTATATAATTAATATTGGATGTAATTTCGATGTTATTATTAGACCTAATTTTAATGGTCAAGACGTTATTGCAAGATGTTTATTGTCATTACAAGATTACTTCAACATTGACAATTGGCAGGTGAATCAACCCATTATTTTATCAGAAGTATACAGTATACTAGATCAAGTTAGTGGAGTTCAAACTGTTAAAAAAGTAGAAATTGTAAATAAGTCTGGAGTTAACAATGGTTATTCTCAATACGGTTATGATATTTCAGCCGGCTCATTAAACAACGTAATATATCCTTCACTAGATCCTTCTGTATTCGAAGTAAAATACCCAACTTCGGACATTCAAGGTCGCGTAGTATCTTTTTAAACTAAACAACAATGGCAGTATATAAAATATTTCCTACAGCTGACACCTCTCTATACTCTAGATTTCCAACTCAAAACACTGGATTGGACGAGATATTAGAGGTTTCCGTAAAAAATGGAATTAACGTAGCAGTAAACCTATACGAACCCCAACCGAATACTCCGATATTAAACGACGATTTAAGAAGATCTTTAATATCTTTTACGGATGCTGATATCCAAACAATAAAATCTTTTACTACTGGATCTTGGAGCGCAGGATTAAAACTATATTTAGCTAACGCTGAAAATTTAACAACTACGTATAGTCTTGAAATTAGACAAGTCTCTTCTTCTTGGGAAATGGGCACAGGTAAATTTTCAGACTATCCTGTAACGGTTAACGGGGCCTCTTGGGAAAGTCCAACTAGTTTTACTGGAACTACAAATCTATGGATAGATAGCTCTTACTATCTAACCCCAGGCGGCGGCAACTTTACAGGCTCTTATGCAACTCAATCATTTTCTTATAAGGATAGCAAAGACATAAACGCAAATGTAACGAGTCTAGTAAATAGTTGGTTTAGTGGATCTATTTATAATAACGGATTTATTGTTAAGCATCCAACCGCAATAGAAAATGATTCTGGTAGTTATATAGTATTGAATTTTTTCTCTGTAGATACTCATACCATATATCCTCCTACATTAGAAATGAAATGGGACGATAGTGCTTATACCACGGGAAGCTTGAGCGTTATATCTAATAATCAATTTATCGCCTCTCTTGATAATAACGTAGGAAGCTTTAAAGCCAATACGGGAAAATATAGATTTAGAGTGAACGCTAGAGATACCTATCCAGCAAGAACTTTCACAACCTCTTCTGTGTACCTTACCAATAAAGCTTTACCTCAACAATCTTATTGGGCAATTCAGGATGTTAAGGCTGAAGACATCGTTGTAGATTTTGACAACAACTATACTAAAGTAAGTTGCGATGGTACAAGCAGTTATTTCGATGTATACATGAATGGACTAGAACCAGAAAGATATTATAAATTATTGTTGAAAACAGTATTACCTGACGGAGAGTCAATAGAAATAGACAATAACTCTATCTTCAAAATAACAAGATAATGGCAAACGTTGATTTAATAAAACAAGTTTACGGAATAAACACTTACAATAAGGCTATAGATACTAATTTTACGGAATTAATATCTCCCACTCTCGCGGTAACTGCAAGTGTTGTAACCGTTAGCGATTTTTTTAGTTACTACGATCAACTATTCTTCGACATCCCCGTATCAGGATCTATAAATTCTCACACGTATCTAGTTCAAAGAAGCCAACAATATATTGGAGGATCTGTAATAGACGCTGAGAAGCAAGCACTGATAGAAGAGATTAATTCTTTAAGACAACAAATTTTGGATTTAAGTCAAACGTACCTTAATATAAGCAATATAGTATAATGGAATTAGTTAATATAACATACACTGGGCCTGGAGTACAAGAGCAAACCTATTTGAATCAAGACGTACAATTACTTACGTCTAATTTTATAAATGCTCAATTCGGTAATACTAACGATTACATAGAATCGTTTATTTACGATATTACTGGTCAGTTATTACAGTCCAACTATAACGCTTTAGATTATTATCCTAATTTAACTGCGGATTCTCAGACCAATTTATATTCTAGTATCTCTTTAGATCCTAAAAATGATTTACAAAGATCTGGGTATAATAGAGGTGCTTTAAATATTCAATACAGCTTTTTAACCAATCTATTTAATTCTCAATACGGAAAGTTTTATTGGATCAAAGAAATTTCTAACTCTAGAACCGAGATTAAATTAGCATCTCAAACCATAAGCGATAGCGGTATCTTGAGCGGATTTAGTGCGTATCAATCTTACGTTGCTAGCAAAAATTACTACGCTGATTTCTATCTTAACTTTGGAAACAATGAATTGATCATTGCAACAAACGTAGCGTACACAACCGATAATGAAGGATCTTACCTTTTAATCAAACTATATGAACCTCTTCCTATAGATTACGATGTTAAGACGCAATTATGGATATCTAATAAAGTAGCAGAGTCAGTAAGTTTTAACGTAGACATTCAAATAGAATCAGAGGAACCTGCTTCTCAAAACAATTTAAGAGGTCCAAATTTTAAAGTTAGAGTAGAACAAAAAGTAGGTCAAACTACGCCTTATTATACCTACAACAGTTTATTGACTAGTAATGTAAGTTCTTCTTTCCAACAATTGATGAGCTACTATCAAGATAAGTCTGTAGCCATCAACGTAGACTATACGAACTTTGAAAACTTTATTCACTTTAGTTCTGCCGAAGAGAGATTAAACAATTTCGTTTACAAATTAAGATTGATAGAGAGCTATAATGCTCAAATATATTCTAGCTCTTTATTCGCGGTTAGTGGATCTGTAAACAATCAATTAGCCTCATCTTCTATAGGATCTCTACAAAGCTCTATCACTAATTTAGTAGAGAAATTTGATCCTTACGAATACTATTTGTACTTTAGTTCAGGAAGTTATACTTGGCCAAAAAGAACAAATACAAAGCCTTACGTACTTTATTCAGTATCTTCTTCTCAAGCTAGCAACTGGTTAGGCACTGTAGACACTGTACCTACTCCAACTGCTTCTTCTTTACTTTACTCAGCTTCTTTTTACGATTACACTAATAAGGATCTATTAAGAAATACTGCTCCTCAGTATCTATTGGACGACGATAACAATCAACCATATCTGACTTTCTTGGATATGATTGGTCAACACTTTGATAACATCTGGATCTATTATAAGGATGTATCTAATAGATTTAACGCTACCAATAATCCTGAGACTGGCGTGTCTTTGGATCTTGTTGCCGATGCTTTGAAAGGATTGGGCATTCAATTATACACCAACACAAACGTATCTGATAACGTTTACTATAGTTTATTTGGTATCAATCAAGATGGAACTTTACTGCCTCCTACAGGGTCTGAAGTAATTACAAATTATGTAAATGTAACTAGTAGTTTACAAACTTTGGCAGCAGATACTATTCAGAAAGAAATTTACAAAAGAATATATCACAACTTACCTTACTTACTTAAGACAAGAGGAACACAAAGAGGCATAAAAGCATTGTTAAGTACTTTCGGTATTCCAGATAATATTCTTACCGTAAATGAATTTGGTGGATATCCTATTGCAAGTAAAGATGGAGTTTTTAGTATAAACAACGAAAAAGTATCCATCATAACTGGAAGCTTTAGTGCGTCTTTATCAAGTTCTTTACTATCTCCAGAAACCACAATACAATACTATAGCACTAATAATAGAATTAATATACCTGATGTAGAAGTTGGATTCAGTCCTGCAAACTCTATCAATGCTTTTGTTACTTCCTCTTTGGGTTATTTTAACATAGATCAATATATTGGAGATCCTGGATACGCACAATCCAGTTCTTACGGGGCATTAGACACTTTAAGACAGTCTACATTTCAATTCACTACAGGTTCTCACAGCGTTTGGGAATACATTAGATTAATTAAGTACTACAATAATAGCGTATTTAAAATGATAAGGGATTTTGTTCCTGCAAGATCTAATGTTTCTACTGGTATCGTTATTAAGTCACACATTCTAGAAAGAAACAAATACGCTAGACACGAGCCTAGTTCAAGCTTTGACAATAACCTAAGTCAGTCTATAGAACTACTAACAATAACTGGGTCTGCTGCAAATAGCATATCAGGATCTACTGCTTGGGAATCGCCATTACTAACTCTAATTGGCTACGCGCCTTACACATCTTCTCAAGGAGTAGAAAAATACACTGGCGAATTTAGCGGATCTGTTATTACAGCGACTACACTAACTACTTTTGCTAAACAATACGAAGTTTCTCAAAATTTTACAGTTACTGCTTCGGGGTTTGTAACTCAATCTTTGGGAGCCACATATCAAAACGTTACAGGATCAGTTAGATCTAAAAAATATTTCGATTTAGATTACACCTCTAATCAATCTACGCCTATAAATTACGGAATAGTAACTCAGTCCATATCGGCAAGCCAAGTTCCAGGTTACGATAACAATGCCGCATATACTAATCCTAATATTCCTTACGCAGAGCTACAAGATTCAAACTACGCATTACAAAGTTTTACAATTCCTAGATATTATGGATCAAAAACAATTAGTGCAACTTACAACGATTATACAATAGGAGACAGCTCTTACGGTAGTACGGCGGCTATCGATAAAATAAAATATCAATACGGTTACTTGGTGGACATGTATTCTTCGTCCTTTCAATTACCTGGCAGAGTAAATGCTCAGATAAAGTACATGTTAGATAACAATCAAAATGTATTGGATTTAACCAAGGCAAATGCAAACGTATTCACTACGCAAAATGTGTTTATGTCAGGAGAACCCGTGAATATATCGCTTTTCAACTACGATCCCAATAATAACATGGCGCAGTATCTTACTAACAATCAAAACGTTAATATATACGAAGGAGGATTTAGGTATAGCCCAATTCTGCATAGTACAGATGGATCTAACAATAATAAAGTATACTCTTTAAATACACCTATAGAAGTAACTACCACTACCTCCACTCCGTCTTACACGTATTTAGCTC